ACTTCGCATCCATATCATCGTAGTTATGTTTTTCTTCATAAGTTAATTCTTCAGGAGTGTTCAACAATACATAAACTAAACATGCTTTTTTACATCCTGTAAGGTGCATATAAACCTGTAATTGATAGTAATAATCTTTAGTTGGTATATCATTATCAAATAATGGGAACGTAAAACAATCCCAACTGCATTTTGTGTCGTAAACAACACCATCAACAATTAAATCCGGAGTTCCTGTAAAATAATCATCTTCAAAAAATTTCTCATTCTTAATAGCAAAGGACAAATCTAATAATTCAATAGTCTTATCGATAGCTTCATCTTCAAGCCATAATCCTTTAGATAAATATTTGTTATTGATATTTTTACGAATTCCGTAAATGCTTTCTTTTAACCACTCATAAACATAAGTCTTTGTTGTTTCTGATAATGTTTCAGTCTTTGCTCTTGGAGCAGTCATTAGCTTTCCTGAAGCGGAAGCTCGTGCTTTAAATAAGTTGTTTTGCGTTTTCATCTGATAAATTGTATTTAGTTCGTATTTGTTCAATCGTATAGTTACCGCTTTTTACAGCTTCTTTTACCTTATTCCAATTAGGATGATCCGGTGTTAATTCAATCAATGTCAAATCTAATTCGTAGTTAATTAAATCCTCACGGTTTAAATCAGATCCAAATAACTTACCAAAGTGATCCGCAGCATCTTTTATAGCTATTGTTTTTGCAACAGGATAGGCCATTGATAAAGCACCATTATTGATATTGTTTAAATCCGCAGGGGATGTTCCTTTGGCAGTTTGTAACTGCGAAGCACCAATGCCATCATGAAACAACCATTCGCCATTTACCGGATGCAAATAATGTATTCTAACAGTTACCCAAACACCGTTAAATGATGTGCCTTGGCCTGTAATTTCAATCTTATAAGACTTGAATATAGTTTTTAATAAATATTCAATCCTTTCAATAGGTAAGTATTTATAACCTCTTATAAAAGGATGGTCTTTTACCCATTCTTGTTTAGGTTGCTGATTCATTAAAGTTACAAATACATCCGCTTTCTGAATAGAAAGTTTATCGGAATATAAATCATTAATTTTTGGTAAATTACTCATAAAATAGTTCGGCTAAATTGGTTACTGAAAAACTTTTGTTACTCGTGTTAATTAGCAATGTATATGCTTCCGATATTGTCAGCAGCGTAAACAAAGTGTTGTCTTGTAATGTTTTTACCAAAGCAGCATAAGAGGATGGATAATCTTCTTTCATCACTTCCAACTGCAATTTGTGTTCTTCTTTTAAATTTTCAAATAGTGTTTTCATAATAGTTTAAATAAAAAATCCCTCTTTCAAAACATAGGTCAGTATGTAGTGTCAGAGGGAATAGTTATGTTTCGGTTTTAAGCACTCTGACCAATGCTTTTACAAAGATAGTAATTTATAATTAATAAACAAATTTATTTTTTCTTAATTCTAAATTCATCTAAATCTTTGTTCCATTTTATACGCAATCTTTCACGTTCTTTGCTTGGAACTGATATTGGCAATACAACCGCCACATCGTCTATAAATGCTTTAGGTCTGCCTCCTAAATTTTTTTCTTTTTTCATATTATTCTTCTTTAAAAATTTCTAACCATTGTTTAAATGTAATAGGTTTATATGATGAACTACTAAACTGAAAACGCATGTTTTGATCTGATGAGTTCCAGGCATATTCTAATTGTTCTTTTTCCATTTCTTTGGCTTGTTTAACTATCTCTATATCTTGTTTCAAATGATATTGTTCACATAACCATTCTACTGCTGTCATCTTATTTGTTTTTAAATTGTTCAAATAAATTTTTAACTCCTTTGGAATGTGCTAATAGATAATGTTTAAATATATCCTCTCCAAATGCTATCACTTCTTCCTCACTATAACTTCTTTCTTGTTGCCATTTAGCACCTGCTATAAATGCTTCTTGTTTATCATACCAATTTACATTTATTAACATTGTTTCTTCATCTGTATTTTCATCATCAGATTTATCTCTATAATCAATAGAAGCAGTTTCTAAATTGTCTTTAAAAATTTTACAATCATTACATTTATCATTATCATCTAAATCTATATGAATATCACAATAACTTCCACAAGATGGGCATCTATCTTTAGATTCAAACTCTGAACTTGGGTAACTATTTTTTGTTTTCATAATTTATTTGTTAAAAGTTTCGTTGTAATATTGTTCTGCTTCATCCCATTCTGATTGTAATGGTTTTTTTACTCTTGCCTCAACTATCTGTTGCTTTTCCATTTCTTTGGCACGTTTAAATAAAGCTTCTATATCTGCTCTTGTATTCCAAACAAATTTACCATTTGGATATTGCTCTGTTAAACAATCTTCTAACCATTCTACTGCTGTCATATTATTTTACCTTTTACGTTATCCAATTCGCTTTGTAGTTTCAATTTATAGTTTGGCAGTAATTTGCCTTTTGAGTTATAAACTTCGTGTACAGTTATTTCGTAAAGTATAAAATCACATTCACCTGTTTCAGGCGGATTGAAATAATTACCGGTGCATGGCTTACGATACACCTCAACCTCAACCTCAAAATCAACAACAGCAATAACATTGAAATCATTATCGTAAATTTCAAAGCCTTTGGAGTTAATATAATAATCAAACCAATTATAGTTCTCATTACAAAAATCCAATATCGAGTCTAATATTAACTTCTTCATAATAGATTAGTTATAATTAGTAATCCAAGAAACAATACTGCTATTCCTAATGCTACTTGCATAGCTGTCTTTAAGACATAGTCTAATTCTTTTTTTTCTTGATCTGTCATTTTCTTTTAAATTCAATGTTAAACAATCCGAAATCAAAACTTCTTGGCTCTACATAAACCGGAAATCGATAGTTGTATAATTCTTTTATTTCTGAAGCTCGTTTCTTAAAACTGCTCTTGTGTTTCTGTGGTGCTGAAAAATCTAATTTCTCAACATCCAAATCCTTTAAATCTATTCCAAGTATTACTGCTTGGTTATAGAATTTTTGCTTTGCTCTGATACTCATAATTAATATAAAAATCTGGTTAAAAAATATACTGCAATGAATCCAATTGCGTAAACTTGGTACTTTTGTTTTGATAAAAATGTTTTCATAATTTTTGTTTTAGTTATATGCAAATATAGTTATTTATAATTAACTACCAAACTTTTTTATAATTATTTTTTAATTATCTTTGTTTTTATGAAACAGCCGAGAGTTTTAATAGAAACTGAACATGATCAGGAATACCGAAACTTTGATTTTGTTATCTCTGATGTGAATGGTTGTTATGTGATTGACAGCGAAACAATGTGTTTGGTTTTAAATGGAACTGATTTCATATTGGAATTCAACGGTGAACTATACGATGAGATTAAAAAAAATATAGCGATTAGAAACTTAATGAATAAAAATTAACGGGAGTAGTAAATTAAAGTTACTCTTTACCTATTTTAGCAATAGAGTAGGTTTAACGTATTAAAAAACTATTATGCCAATACCAAACCCAACTCCAAGCGAGAATAGAACTGACTTCATTCAAAGATGTATGGAGGATGAAAAAATGAATGATGAATATGATGTACAGCAACGTTATGCAGTTTGTCAATCAGCCTGGACCGAAACTAAAGCTGAAAAAATAAAAGTTTCATTTGATTATGATGGAACTTTGTCAACCGCTAAAGGAATGGAATTAGCACAAGAAGAAATAAATAAAGGTAATATTGTTTATATTATTTCAGCTCGTTCATCTAAATCTATGATGTATAGCAAAGCTGATAAACTAAATATTCCACATTCTCGTATATTTGCAACAGGATCTAATAAAGCAAAGATTGAAAAGATTAAAGAATTAGGCATTTCAAAACATTATGATAATAATCCCGATGTTATTAATGAATTAGGTAAAATAGGAGAATTAATATAATAAAACGGTAGCAAATTAAATTTACCGGTAACCTACTGCTCCGGTGGTAGGTTTTTAAAAATATAAAATTATGGCATATAGTAAAGAACAAAAGACTAAAATCTTTAATAGTATCATTTTAGAAATTGAAAATGGTGCTTCTTTGCGGTCTGCAATTAAAAAATTAAAAACTATAAATAGAGATACTTTTAACGAATGGGTAAAAGAAGATGTACAATTTTCCGACCAATACGCACGTGCAAAAGATGATAGGATTGAAGTAAAATTTGAAAGTATTGAACGTGATTATATGGAAGAACCTCAAAGGGATCCGGTTACAGGTAAAATTGATCCTGGATGGGTTCAACTTCAAAGGTTAAAAATAGATGCAAAGAAATGGGAACTTTCTAAATTAAAGCCTAAAGAATACAGCGATAGGATTCAAACAGAACACTCCGGTGAAATCACTACAAACATTATTAGTTTAGGTAGTGGAATAAAACCAAATGAAACTATTAATTAAGCAAGAACACGCTGTTTATTATCTTAAAGATAATATCACAAAGGAAATACTTTATGGTGGTGCTGCGGGTGGTGGCAAATCCGCTCTCGGTGTTTTATGGCTTATCGAACAATGTCAAACCTATCCAGGCACTCGTTGGCTAATGGGAAGGTCAAAGCTAAAGACATTAAAAGAAACTACTTTAAACACTTTCTTTGAACTTACATCTAATTTAAAACTATCTACTTCCTATAACTACAATAGTCAAACAGGAGTGATAACCTGGACCAATGGAAGCGAAATACTTTTAAAGGATTTATATTCCTATCCCGCTGATCCTAACTTTGATAGTTTAGGTTCGTTAGAGATAACCGGAGCTTTTATAGATGAGTGCAATCAAATATCATTTAAAGCGTGGCAAATAGTTACATCCAGGATAAGATATAAACTAAACGAGTTTAACCTTACTCCAAAGATATTAGGAACGTGCAACCCGGCAAAGAACTGGACTTATTCAAAGTTTTACCTTCCTACTGCTGCCGGAACTATAAATGAAACGAGAAAGTTTATACAATCGCTTCCAACTGACAATCCTAACTTACCATTATCATATTTAGATAGTTTACTCGCTTTAGATGAAAATAGTAAGCAAAGGTTATATTATGGTAATTGGGAGTTTGACAATGATCCTGCAAGGCTTATTGATTTTGATAAGATACAGAACATATTTACTAACGACTTTGTTGATAGTGGTGATATGTATATTAGTGCTGATATTGCTCGATACGGAAGTGATAAGATGGTTATATTAGTTTGGAGTGGCTTTAGGGTTATTGAAATATTTACTTTAGACAAATCAAGTATTACCGAAACTGCCGAAGCAATCAAATCATTAATGAATAAACATAGAGTCCCATTGTCTAATGTGGTTGCCGATGAAGATGGTGTTGGTGGTGGTGTTGTGGATATTGTCCGCTGTAAAGGATTTGTAAATAATTCCAAAGCATTAAAAGAGGAAAACAATAATGTAGAGTATCAAAACCTAAAAACGCAATGCTATTATAAACTTGCTGAACTGATCCAGGCGAATAAACTATTTATCGATTGCAACAATGCCGATGTACAAGATATAATAAGCAAAGAGTTAGAACAAGTTAAAAGGGATAAGATTGACCAGGATGGTAAACTGCGAATACTTCCAAAAGAGAAAGTAAAGGAATTAATAGGACATTCACCTGACTATTCCGATGCTTTGGCCATGCGATTCTATTTTGACTTAAAACAAACATTTTTTACATTCTAATAAAAAAATATATCTTATTTATATTTAGTCTAAATAAAATTTATATCTTTGTCGTTATAAAGACTAATTTAAATGGATAATATAGAGTTTAAACAATTAGCTTACGACTTAAAAGAGTTAGACGAAACCAAAGGCGTGATAACTGCCTATGCTAACGTTTATAACTTTAAAGACAGCGATGGAGATATTTCCGCTTATGGTTCATTTGATAAAACCGTAAACGAAAACTTTAAACGCATCCGGGTATTGAAGGATCATAATCCAACAATGATGATTGGCGTTCCTTTGGCTATTGATACCAAAGATACTTATGGTTTACTTACTACTACTAAATTCAATATGAATAAGCCATTAGGTAAAGATATGTTTACCGATGTGAAGCTTATGTTTGATACTGGATTGAATGCAGAGTTAAGCATTGGATATAGAGTAATGCAAAGAGATAATAAAGATAAAAGCATTATCAAAGAATATAAGCTAATGGAATATTCTTTTTTATCATCTTGGGGAGCGAATCAGTTGTCAACAGTACAGGATATAAAATCAATCCAAAGCCATTACGGACTTATGGAACTTATTACAAAAGCTTATAATTTGCCTTATTCAGATGAGAGATTAAGACAGATTGAAACAATATTAAAATCACTCACAATGCAGCCGGATGATACTTCCACTATAAATGATGAGCCGATATTATTAGACACGTTAAAACAATTTAGAAACTCGTTAAATTTAAAATAAAAAATGGACGAAAAATTATTAGCCGAATTGGCACAGATTAAAAGCGGATTAGAAACTAAAACATCTGCTGAAGTAAAAAGCGCAATCGAAGCGTTTGAAACAAAATTAACTGCGGAAATCGTATCTACTTTCGATGCAGAATTACAAAGCGTAAAAAATCAACTTGAAGCTAAATTTGCTGCTGACTTAAAAGCGGTTCAAGATCACGCTGACAAATTGGATGTTAAATTACAAGAAGGAGCAAAAGCAACTGCTAACAAAGGAGTTGATGCTATCAAATCTGTAATTAAAGACAATGCTGAAAAAATTGCAAATGTTCACGAAAACAACAAAGTAAGATTGAAAACAGTTGGAAACATGACAACTGCAAACTTAACTGGAGAAGAGCCAAGAGATTATAACTTTGATATAGTTAAATTCCCTGCTCAAATGGTAAACGTTGCTGACTTAACAGGTAACATCAACATTAATGGCGGAACTTATACTTATACAGTTGAAGGTGCTGGTGAAGGATCAATCGGAGCAAACTCTGAAAACTCTGCTAAAAACCAAAGAGATTACGATTTTACTGCTGTTGATGTTCCAACAAACTTTATTGCTGGTTTTGCTCGTTACTCTAAAAAAATGCGTAATAACTTATCTTACATAACTTCAGCTATTCCTGATTTATTAAGAAGAGATTACTTGAAAGCTGAAAACGCTGCATTTAATACTGTATTAGCTAATGATGCTACTGATTCAACTGAAGTTATAACAGGAAGCACTAAATCTGAAATGCTTATCAATGAGATTGGTAAATTAGAAGATGCTAACTATACTGTAAATGGTATCGTTATTAGACCAACTGATTATTTAGATATCTTGAAAACTGCGAAAATGGATTTAGAGTCTGCTGTTACTTACGAAGGTGGAGTTTTAAGAGTTGCAGGAGTTCAAGTGTTCAAAGCAACTTGGTTAACTGCTCACAAATACTATGTAGGTGATTGGACAAGAGTTAACAAAGTAACTACTGAAGGATTATCTTTAGAGTTTTCAGAAACTGAAGGATCTAACTTTGTAAACAATAACATTACTGCTCGTATTGAAGCACAAGTAGCGTTAGCTGTTGAGCAACCATTAGCATTGGTTTATGGTGATTTTACTGCAACTGCATAATCATTAAGATTTTTAACATAAAGCCACTACTTGATTGTGGTGGCTTTTTTTTATTACAATATTATGATATATAAAGTATTAAAACAATTTTACACTCATTCTAATAAAAAAACCTATAAGGTAGATGAAACTATTGAGCTAACTAAAGAACAAGCTTTAGGAATGCTTACTTATGGTTATATAAAAGAAGTAAAGGAAGTGAAGGAAGTAAAAGAAACTAAAACCAAAAAATAATGACTGATTATACCGATGTTATTTCTTTAGAACAAGCCAAGTTATATCTTAAAGTTGATGATGGGCAAACTATTACCGATGATGAAATAACTGGAATGATAAACTCTGCACTTTCATTTATTGAGAAACGTACAAATCACATATTCAAAACACGTGATAAAGTATATTTTAAAGATTGTGCTTTAGTGCAACAAGTTAGAGTTTATGATTATCCAATCGACAATATAGATGAGTTAGATATTATTTACAGGCCTTTATATGCTATTGTTCCAACGGTTAATAATATGGTTACTTTAACAACTGGTTACACAAGCGTTGAGGATATTCCTTCGGAGTTAATTGATAGTGCCTTACAGCTTATCAATTTTTGGTTTTATAATTCAGAAACTAAAAACGCTATGAATAGTGTTCCTGACTTTGTCTTATCTAATATTGATGTTAACAGACGATTTTTGTAATGACACCAAGAAAATATACTAAATCAATAGAAGTGTGGAAAACTACAACGGTTGCTGATGGCTATGGTGGTAACGTTGTTACTACTGATTTTGATTATTCAATATGGGCAAATGTAACGACTAAAAACTCATCGAGATTAAATGAAAATGGTCAGAATGATAATTTTGTTCAAACTATATTCACAGTTAGAAATAGAGTAAATTTGGATTTAACTATCAAATATAATTTCATTAAATATAATGATCTAATATATAATATTGATAGTATCTTAAATGTTGATTTGGATAATATTGATATTGAAATACAAGCTACTCAAAGAACTTAATGGAAATAAAAGGCTTAAATAGTGTTTTAACTAATATACGAAAGTACGGAAAAGAAGCGGAAAAGGATATTGAAGGAGTTACTGAATTAGTTGCTCGTAATATTGAAAAGAACGCAAAGCAATTAGCTCCGGCAAACTTTGGTAAATTAGGACAATCTATACAAGCGATAAAAGATAATCCATTAAATTGGAAGGTAGAAGCTGGGGGAGTTATTGCTCCTTATGCTCCATTTGTTGAATTTGGTACAGGTGGTTTAGTTGATGTTCCAAACGAGTTAAAGGACCAGGCGATTAAATTTAAAGGCAAAGGAATAAAGCAACTTAATTTAAGGCCAAGACCTTATTTATATCCGGCATTATTGCAAGGTAGAACAGAATATTTAGACAAGTTAAAAAAAGTATTAGATAAATATGGTAAATCCAAATAAATACGTTAGGAAGGCTTTATACGATGCAATAATAGACGATTACGATTGTTATGATATGCAAGTAACCGGTAATAATAATCCGACTCAATACGTTATTATTTCAACACAAGATAAAGAGATTGACAAAGCCACTAAATGCAATTACCAATGGATTTCTTATACTCTTTTAGATATTGTAAAAATCTATAATGGTGCGGGGAATGTTGGAAGTAGATTGGTTAACGATGACATGGAAAACAATATATTATCATTAATTGAAAACGTTACTATTGATGGTTATACAGTTGTTAACCGAAGATATGAGTTCCCAAGTAATTTAGACAGTAGTACAGCAACACAAACGGTTTACAGAAGTTTTATTAGAGTTATTTTAACTTTACAATAAAAAAATACTTATTTAGAATTAATATAAATAATTTTATTATCTTTGAAATAAATTAATAATATATAAAAAATAGAAATTATGTCAATAAGAGGCGAAAAAGGAATACTTTACATTTGGGACACATCGGCTTATAAGCCAGTTGCTTGTCTTACTTCAAATGGATTAAACACAACATTAGCAATGATTGAAAGCACAACTAAATGCTTTCCAGGTGTAGTTAAGAAAACGCCAGGAACATTTAGCTATTCAATAGATGCAGAGGGAGAATATATCGATACCACTACTGTTGGAGGTGATGATGCAAAAACTTCACATGATGCTTTGTTTTTATTGCAACAAAACAAAACGTTAGTAACTTGGAAACTTGATACAAACGTTGATGATGCTACATCTGTTAAATACTACGGTGATGCTTACATTACTGATTTAAGTGCTACTTTCGGAAGTGGTGATGAGGTTACAACTTTCTCACTTACTTTAGATGGTGATGGTGCAATAGTATTAACAGATCCTAACGATTGAACTAGCGTTTTCGATAATGTTTTTAGCAGTGAATTTGCTTAACTTTAAAAAATTAATAAAATGACAAGTGCAGAATTAAAGGCGCAAATTGATAGCCAAATTACAAACGAAACGACGGCTAACGCCATAACACCAACAGATGTTGGAACAAATATGAAGGCTATTGTTGATTATGTTGATCAAGAGATTGATTTAATTCCAATAGTAATAGCAAAAACATCAGGATCAATAACATTATCGGCAACTCCTCAAGTTTTGCCATATGATACTAATTCTTGTTCTTTTAGTGGTGGTAAAGCATATTTACCAGCTACAACAGAAATAAATAGAGAAATTTTAGTTATTTCAGTTGCAAACAATATTGAAATTAGAGCAAATGAAGGCAATACTAATAGAATGTTTGAAGTTTTTAATACATTTGTAGCAAGTGTTACTTTAGCACAATATGAAATGTATAGATTTACATATATTGGTTTTGGGAGTGGAGCAGGTGGAAGTATAGGAGGATATTGGAAAGCTGAACAAATATAATTTATGAAAAAAATAAATCTTCAAATTGGAGGTGAATATAGAGATTTCTATTTTGGATTAGGTTTTTTAGGAAACTTACTCGAAAGCGAAAAAATAGCCATGACTGAAATCGATGCTAAATTAGCAGAGAATCCATTTAAATGGATTCCGTTAATTATGTTTCACAGTTGTGCTTATGGGTTTAAGCGTAAAGGGCAATTTGCTCCATTTGATGCTTATTCTTTTGCTGATTGGATTGATGAAGTAGGAATGGATAGCGATGTTGTTACAAGTTTCTTTCAAGCCTTTATGGAATCATTAACAAAGGATGTTCCCGAAGATAAAAGCAAAAAAAAAATAGTAACGAAAAAATAAACTGGAGCGAGGATGTAATTTCTTTTGCCATTGGTGAATTAAGAATGTCGAGTTTGGAAGCGGTTTACGATATGACGTGGGCGGAGTTTCAAATTCGACTTTTTGCATATAAAAGGATTGATTTATACGATTGGCAAAAGTTAAGGGAGTTAATGTGGACCAGTTACATTGCACCGCATCAAGATCCAAAAAAGATGGTTAAACGCAAAGAAGCGTTTTTGCCTTTGAATAATGATAAAAAAGTTAAAGTAGGTGTAACGGATGAAATGAGAGAAAGGTTTATGAATGAATATAGAAAGTATCAAGAAAAAATAAAAGCATAATGGCAGGAGGTAAATTATCAGTTGAGATTGGAGCAGACATTACCGACTTTGAAAAGAAAATCAAAGAAGTTGAGTTTGATATAAAAGAACTATCAAAGATTAAACTTGATAGGTTAAAAGTTGGTTTAGATACAACAGAAATCAATAACCAAATCAAAGATGCAAAGGCAAGTTTAAACAGCCTTAAAACTGCTGTAAAAGATACAGGACAAACTTTTGCATCCGCATCTCCAAAGGTTGCCAATGCGGGAAATACATTAACGCAGTTTAGTAGAATAGCACAAGATGCGCCTTATGGAATTATTGGTATTGGTAATAACATTACTGCTACTGCTGAAAGCTTCTCATATTTAAAAGCTCAAACTGGAAGCACAGGCGGAGCATTAAAGGCTTTGGCAAGTTCTATTGCTGGACCTGGTGGAATCCTATTAGGTGTTTCACTTCTTACAACAGGATTGACTTTAATGGCTCAAAGCGGTTTGACAGTTGGCGATGTTATTGATAAAATAACAGGAAACACAAACGCTTATTCAGATGCTTTAAAGAAAGTAAATGATGAGGCTTATGCAAGTGAGGGAGTTCAACAAGCTGTTACTAATGTAAACCAATTAACAACTGAAATTGATTTAGCAAAACAGGGTTTTTTAAATAAAGACCAAGTTGTTAAACATTACAATGAAACTATTGGTAAAACAACAGGTTTAGTAAAAAATATTGAAGAAGCGGAAAAATCTCTTAATAGAAATGCAGATGCTTATATAAAAATGACTTTATATAAAGCTGTTGCAACATTAGCTTTAGAAGAAGCTGCAAAAAAACAATTAGAGGCAGAAAAAACAAGGGTAAAAAAATTAGCTGAATTTGCAAGTTTTAATGATAAAGTAAATATAGCTACTTCTGAAAGAGAAGATACTGAAGCAAATAAGGCATTTGTAAGAGAACAAAACAAACAAAGACTAATTGATTTACAAAAGAAAAGAAAGTTAGAAGAAATAAAGATAAATGAAAATGCTGCAAAAGTTAATTTATCTATTGCTAAAAAGTTTGAAGAAGATGCCGCTAAAATATCAAAGAATTTTAATTTTAATTTCTTTAGTGATACTGAAGCTCCTAAAGAGAAAAAGGCTAAAGTAAAACCTAAAAAAGTTGAATTTGATACTACTTTTATTGCTCCATTTGTTAGTACTATTAGCGGTTTAGGTGATACAATGGCAGGTTTTGAAGATAGAACAAGAACTGCTTTTAAAAATGCTACTGGTATTGTTAAAGAGCAAACCGACTTAATGAAACAAGTGTTAATTGATTTTGATGCTTCTGTAAATGAATTAATTACAAATAGTATAGCAAATACATTTAGCAATTTAGGCTCTGCAATAGGTGATGCATTGGCAACAGGTGGCGATGTACTTTCTGCAATAGGAACAACTATAATTCAAGCGTTCGCCGGGTTTTTATCTGACATGGGTGACTTATTAATTAAATACGGAACATTAGCAATAGTAAAAGGAAAATTAGATTTAGCCATTGCAGCAGGTGGACCAATATCCATCGGTGCGGGTATTGCTGCTATTGCTGTCGGAGTTGCATTAAAAGCTGCTGCCGGTGCATTAGGTTCTTTTGCTTCAAGCGGTGGTAATAGAGGCGGTGGCGGTGGCGGTGCAAACAATCAAAGTTTTTCTTCAAGTGGTTTTAGCAGTGGCGGCGGTGGTGGAACGGTAGTATTTGAGATATCCGGACAAAAACTTATCGGAGTGTTAAGTAATACAATTAATGCGAATAAACGTTTAGGAGGGACTTTAGGTTTAGGATAATGGCAAAAAAAATAATAATAGATTTTAGCGCACAGCCAATAACAACAGGTCAAGGATTTTTATATTCTATTCAAGTAGATGGCTTTGATATTTATTACTCTAATGGTTATAACGAATGTAAAGTTAATTTTATTCCTAATGGTGATACACCAGTAGAATTTTACGAACTTCCAATAGGAGCTTCTTTAGATGAAACTTTACAAATTACATTAAGTTTTTTGCGTGAAAACTATATTAATGATTTAATAAGTTATAGTTTAGTTAATAACACTATTGAAGTTTTAATACAAGCTGATGCTATTATTACCATTGATGGTGATGTTAACGACAGCATTACTATAACTACTGAAGATGTAGAACCTTTTGGAACTAATTTAAAGTATTATTTATATTTTGATGATTATACACTAAATATTTATAAAAGCAATTATCAAGGTACTGCATCTGAAATATATGGAACATTTACACTTAAAAAGTCAAGTGTTGATACTATATTAACTCCAATTAGAGGAACAGCTTTAGAATTATCTTTAGAGGCAAATCAAACATTAACCTTTGATGAGTTTTTACTTGAAGATGAATTTACCTATAAGACTGAATTATTAAAAGGAACTCAAACTATATTTGAAGGATATATAAAACCGGATGGATGCCAACAAAGTTACGTTAACGATGCTTGGTATGTTAATATTGAAAGCAATGATGTTTTAGGTGCTTTAAAAGACTTATCGTTTGTTCAAAGTAATGGTTTAAGGTTTACAGGTAAAATGTCGGTTTACGATGTTATAAAAGGTTGTTTAGATAGAACAAGATTATCATTAACAATTAACACCAGTACAGAAGTAACTTATGTAGATTATGCCGGGACAAATATTTTAAAAGATATTTATGTTAGTGCAGATCGATTTATAAAAGACCAAAACGATATTGTTATAATGGACTGCAACGAGGTATTAACTTCGATGTTAAATTTATTCTCGGCAGTTATAACACAACAGGATGCTAATTGGTGGATTTATAGACCTAACGATTTACAATTAAATGGTTATACTACTTTTATAAATCAAGATACTAATACAAGTTTTACAAAGAATTTAAATGCAGTTTTAGGAAGTCAGATAAATAACTTTTATCCTCACCATTGTGATGGCAATCAACAAATCGAAGTTAAAGGAGCAATATCAGCATATCGATTAAATTATCAATATGGCTTTTTAGAGGGATCAGTTTTAAATCCAAATTTAAATCATAATGAAGATTTGGTTTTTGAGGATTGGACAGTAAATCCAGCTTTACCAATTATAGAAGATGATAAAATAGTTTTATCTATTCTTAACGATGGCTCAACTTCTGGATTAAAAATTCGTGCAGATCAATATACAGGAGTTTATGAAGTTATTACTTCAACACCTGCTTCATTTACACAAGATGAAATTTTAAGTTTTAGATTAAAATTATCAAGTAAAAATACCAAACAATTATTTATATTTCAAATATCTACAAGCGATGGCTATTATTTAAATATGAATAACGAATGGACTACAACTAACTCAAAAAGAAGCTTTAATTTTGGTGGTTATAGTTTAACAGAAAGATTCTTAAATTATGAATTAGTATTACCTCCTTTGATTGATAATTGCGATGTTACAATAACAATATATGGTCCTAAAATATATGTTTATGCACCGCCATTAAATAAAAGAGTAGGATTATCAAATTTCACTTATGTACAGCTTTTAAATAATGAAAATGCTAAATCAGGTATAGTTGGAGAATTTCACACAGTTACTCGTTCACAACCTCCAAGTTCAATAACTAAAGAAAATCAAAAAGTATTTAATGGTGATGGAATATCAACTTTAATAGGTTCAATTTATAAAGAAGATTTAGTAGAATTAACTGATTTTTGGACTCGTAAAGATAAATTTGAAAGTTTACCTTTATTAGGAATTTCAGCTATGGATGATTTAAGAATACAATCAAATCCTATCAAAGTATTTTCGGGTTCTATATTCGGTCAAATACCTTATATGTCAGTTATAACTATTGATAATATTACAGGGTTATTTATGCCAATAGAATATGATTATGATTATAAAACTAATAAATCACAAGTTAAGTTATTGGAATTTTATAATACTGATATTGCAGATATTCAATATACAATAAGTCCTGATTATGGCAATAACACAGTTAAGCCAACTATTAAAGGATAGTTTTTCTTATTGGTAATCCGTTTTCATCTTCTTTAATAGTAAATACCACTTTGCATCGGCAGTTAATTACATTTCCTGCCTTTGCATTTGGATCACCTGGATACATAATCTCTTCGCCACTTGTGAAGAATGGCTGATTAATATCAACTTTAACGCCATTCATATCTAAATGGTCATAAATTGAATTAGGCGGTTTACGGGTTCTGTTATCTTGTACACTTATCCAAGTTTTCTCTAATACAAAATCGGAGTTTTGTGCAGCTACAACAGTAGCGAAATTAGTTGCAGTTGTGGTTTCAGTTCGTGCTATTCTTAAAGCTTGGTATTTATACCATCCAAACTTTCTTTGCAAGTTTCGAGTAATATCTTCAACTGATAAGTTATTCTCATAACCATTGGCTATAACAGCAACTATTGCATCAATTAATGTTTGATGAACTGAAACAATACGTAAACCCATATTTGAGTTAAGCCAGTTGGCAATGATTGTTTCAAAGTCCAATTCAGCTTTTATGCTTCTTTTAATACGTTTATATTGTGGATTGCCTAAAGTAGTATAAATCTCTTTATACATATCCTTTATTTGTTTCTGGGTAACATTTGAATTAATTAAAGCTTCATAGGTTAGCTTTGACATATTATTAAATGGAATAGCGTTAACTATTTTAATAACATTCCTTCTAACTATTCGGTAGGCTTGAACTTCTTGTCTATAACGTAGTTTGTCCATCCATTAACGTGTTAAGTGTTGGATCGTTTAAGTTGACTATTCCGGTAGGGATATAAATCTCGTTCATCATCTCATCGTCAATTTCCTCATAGTTGAATACTTCCCGTCTTTCGTTTAATGTTAAAGGAACACTATTTACCCATTTAGACATGGTTTCCATATCAGTTTGCATTTCAGGTAGTTCTGAAATATCCCATTCAATAGCAGCATCTTCATAACCTTTGAATTTTTGTATAAATTCAAGATTAAGATATTCAGCTAACAAATCTAAATCGGGTTTGATATTATCAGTTACAACTCGTTTACGAGCTTCGTTCATTGTATCAACTCCAAATCCGCTTCCGTTCTTTTCCTCGTTTAACAAATCTACATTCCAGTTAAGGCAATTCGCTAAAGTTCGTCTATCGTAACTTAAATAGTCAAAAGGCTTAAGCTCATCGGTTGTAAGTGAAATGCGTGTAAATCCTAATTTGGCAGATGCTCCGGCTATGTTTGAAAGTCTTGTGCTATCATTATCCATTTCAACAAGTCTATCCTTCAAAGATTGGCCTTGTTCTGCTGTTAATGGTGTTGATCCATCACCAGCGTGAATAAATCCATAAACACCACTATTAAGCATTGTTTTAGAATTATTATCTATTCCATTGTTTGAACTATTTATGTTTCTAATAGCTGCCATTAATTCGCTATAACCATAAAGATGCGAACCACTATTATCATAAAACGGATTAGATCGTTTAATATGGATTATATTTTCAGAAGGGAACTTTATTAATTGATTCCCTTGTTGCATAATATAATAGTCAATAGGATTTTCAAGACTCATTAAAGATGCATTTGGTTTCAATACTATTTGCATCCAATGAGAAGGAAGTATATAAAGTTGTAATGGCTTCCCGGCGTTAGCTCCTTCAGAAACAGTTTGCTTATAAAAATAAACATTCCCGCAAACTTTAAGATATACTTTGTAAAGGAAAAATATATCATTCCAACTTTGATTAACATTAGGTCTTTCAAGTGGCATAGGTAACTCGGTATCGGTATCGTATGCTTTCTTTTTAAGTTTGTTAATTGCTAACTTTTGTTGAAATGTTGGATTGTTAGGATATTTTTTTAACTTTTTATAAGCATCATCATCATTTATTATTTTAATATAATAAGGAACGGATGTTGTTTTTGATGCTTGTTGATTTACAATTGCGTTTACATCGGGATTTTCGCCATAACCTCTTATTATTAAAGTTTCTAAAGTAGCATTGTAGGTAGAAGTTAAACCTCCTACTAATTTATATATACTTTGGTTAAAAAGGTTTTTATTTGAGCCTGTAAGTGCATCCCAAGCTAACGCTATTCTATTCTTTGCCATTAAAGTAGTTTTAATAAGTACAAATATATAAAAATAATTTAGACTGATTATAAATAACACGATATTTTATTATATATTTGTATTTGTAAAAGTTACTATATGGAATATTACAATGGCAACGATAGAATTTTATATATAAAGCAACAAGGTAATTGGTTGCCAATAGGTTGTTTAACAAGTAATTCAATATCTGAAACTGCGGAAATGTTATCCACTACAACAAGAGATAACAATGGATGGAATACTTCAAGACCTATGATGCAAGGTTATAGTATATCATTTGAAGGAATACAAATAAATACAGTTGTGGCGGGTGGAACTTTTACCATTGCATCTTACGATAAACTAAAGCTGTTGAAACGACAAAAAATGCTTTTAGATTGGAAAATACAAGGCACTATATTTCCAACAGTTGATTATGGTAAATGCTATATTACAGAACTTTCGGAGGCTTCGGCAGTTGATGACTTTTTAACTTTTAGTGGTTCAATGGTTGGTTATGGTATACCACAAACAAGAGGATTAGGTGAATTTGTATTAAACGATGGTGATCCTAATGTAATAATAACAACAGATGAAACTGCAACATTAATTATTAAAACAACAGAATAATGGCAATAAATCCATCAGAAATAACCACAATTCGAGTTGGTGAGTTACCAATAGGAACAATAGACTTAACTTCTAAAATAGGAGTTGAAAACGGAACTGACTTACAACAAGTAAGCGGTCAAGATTTAGTTGATTTTGTAAACATAAACGCTAACGCTTTTCAATTTGAGATTAAAGATTTATGGGTTTCACAAGCTTATATTGATGACAATTTTGACGGAACAGGATTAGGTGTTGAATTATGCGAAGGTTATGCTATTTGTAATGGTCAAAATGGAACTCCAAATTTAGACGGATTAGTTTCAGTTGGTTATGGAAATAATTATAGCGTTATTAAAGCTATTGGAGGCAATAAAGAAGTGGCTTTGGTTGCGGGGAATTTACCAAGTATAGATATTACATTACCAGTATCAAATGCTGGAGGTGGTGGTAGTCCTTATACTTATGTAGTTGCTTCCGGATCTGGCACACCAGCTTCTAAAACTTATACTAATGTTACAGGTAACACTATTCCAACAAAAGTAAATAATATGCAGCCTTATATGGTATTGTTAAAAATAATGAAATTATAAAAATATGGCAATAAATCCCGAATTAATTACAACAATAAGAGTTGACCAACTTCCTGATGGAACGTTAAATTTAACTAATAAAATTCCTCACACAAGTGGAACTGTATTAGAAAAAGCATCAGTACAAGAGTTAGTCGATTTAGTTGCTACTGCTATTGGTGTAAGTGGCGGTGTTGGTTATATAGCATTATCAGTTACGGATGGCCAACAGTTGCCGGATGTTCCTGAATTACCAAGCTTCTTTTTATGTGGTGCTGGAACTTTTTTAAACATTAATGGATATCCGGATGTAATTTGTACTGAAAACTTAAACGCTATAATGTCTTTAACTGACCATTGGGAGTTAGCAGTAGAGATACCTATAAACCCATTAAGCGGAACAGTTCAAAGTGTTACCGGTTCGGCAGTTGATAATACTGATCCTTTAAATCCTGTAATTAATTCAACAGGCGGTGGCACTCCAACGCTTCAAGAAGTATTAGAAGAAGGAGATAATGCAACTATTAATGGAGTTGGAGATTTAAGTATAATTTACGCTGATGGAACATTGTCAAGTGAAATTTATCAAGATAAATATGTAGCATCTATAACAAGTTCTACTGATACTGATAATATTAGTTTAATAGCAGATACTGATACAAATATATTTTTAACAAAATCTTTAGTTTCAACAGATTTAAAAATAAGAGTTGAAGAACCTACTGGTGTTGCTGGTGAAATTATTATTAAAGATCCTGTAAGTGAAACAGAAACAGTTGCTTTTTTAAGTGACATAACTATTCCAACACTTCAAGATGTTACCGATGAAGGAAATACAACTACAAATGATGTAAAAGTAAATTCATTAGGTTTATATAGTAATGCAGCAGCAGATTATGGTTATTTTAGTTGGGAAGATGATTTAGGATTATCTTTTAAAAATCATACAACACAAGAAATATTTAAAGCGGATAAAGTAGCAAGTTCTTTATCTTTTGTAAATAATGATGATTTTATAGCAAAATTAGATGCAACATTATTAACTGATAATAGAACTTTTTTATTACCTGATGCTGATGGCACAATAGCTTTAACTTCTGATATTCCAACAGGCGGAAGTGGAATACCTCACGCAACAGCAGCAGGAACTGACACATATACCGCAACAATTACAGATGTTGCTGCTTATGCAGATGGCGATGCTTATTTGATTCGATTTACCAATGGTAATACAACAGGAGCAACATTAAATATTAACTCTTTAGGAGCTATAACTCTTTATAGAAATAATGATGGAGTTTTAATAGGTGGCGATATTATTAATGGTGGCGAAATGCTTTGCATTTACAATTCAACAACAAATGGATTTCAATGTATAGGAACTGCTCCAAATAGTTTATTTGCTTATGTTACTAATGCAGATTCAGTTAGTTTAACAAAAGGGATGCCTGTATATGCTTTTGGTGGCACAGGAGATAGAATGACCGTAAAAAGAGCAAATAATTCAGCAGATGCTACTTCTGCTCAAACAGTTGGTTTAGTTTTATCTACATCTATTGCAGCTAATCAAAAGGGATTGATAATGATGCAAGGTTTATTAGATGGATTGAGCATACTTCCAACATCAACTTTTGCTGATGGTGATCCTGTTTATCTTGGTGCAACAGCAGGAACAATTACAAATGTTAAACCTTATGCGCCTAATCATTTAGTTTATTTAGGAGTTGTTACAACAGCAAATAATGGGAGTGCTGGTAGAATGTACGTAAGGGTACAAAACGGATATGAGTTAGATGAGATACACGATGTTGATTTAATAAGTAATGCGCCAACTAACAATCAAGCATTAATTTATGAAAGTTCAACTGATTTATGGAAAAATAAAACCATAATTCAAGATAGTATTACGGATGGAGTTACAACTGTTGCACCAAGTCAAAACGCTGTTTTTGATGCTTTGGCTTTAAAAGCAGACGCATATCCAAACTATCCATTTAATACTACAACTAATTATTTTGGTTTATTTGATATAGTGCCTACAATATCTACAAGTGTTGTAATAGGTTCAACTGCAAATAACACAAATAGTGCAGTAGCTTTTAATAGATTTAATGTTGATAAAGAAATAACAATAAGTGATTTTGCAATTTTACATAATGGTGCTAATGATGGTGCTTCTGCTACTATTACGCTATATATATTTGATGATACAAATGCAGGGTTGCCAGGAGTTAAATTACACCAAGAAACAACTGCTACTGGTATACTTGCAGTTGCTCAAAAATACATAACTTTTACAAACAACATAACACTTCAAAAAGGCAATTATTGGATAGCATTACATTTTAGAGGTTTAAATACTGCTGGAACAAATCCATCATTTATTGGTGGTTTAGTAAATCAACCGAATGTAGTAACTTCTATTGCTACTTACGGAATTAACTTTAGACCATTAATAACGGGTGCAACTGCTGATTTATCAAATAATCCAACTATAACTTTAGGAGCAGTTCAAAATTTACCGCAAATTTTTATAAAGATATAATATGCTATATATAATAGACAACAACGGGTTTTATTTAGGTCTTAACACGCAAAAGGCAGTTGAGGAGCAAGGTTTACTATTTGTAACTATTGCACCGCCTACTGAATTGATTAAAGCTAAATGGAATGGCACATTTTGGATTGAAGGTGCAACACAACAAGAAATTGCCCAAGCATTTAAAGATGCAACACCAACAGAGGTGCAACTTTGGAGAATAAGAACTATTTTGAAGTTAATGAATTTAGAAACAACTATTGAGAGTGCATTAAACCAATTAGAAGAGCCAACACAAACAGCAGCTAAAAACGTTTGGAACTATGGCACAACAGTAGAAAGATACTCTCAAACTGTTTTATTTATTCAATCGGTTACACAAATGACAGATGATCAAGTTGATGAAATATTCCAACAAGCTGAAGCGATAGTGATATGAAAATCTTAACAGACACTTTAACTGCAAATGGCAAATGGAGTCAAAAAAGATTGATGACATTTAGCAGTTTTTTTATAGCTACTACTTATGCTTTTTTGCCATTGGTAAATAATAAATTTGAAGTCAAAGAGTTTGTATTTTTAGGATTTTTAGGCGCAGGTGGATTTTCTTTATTTAGGACACAAAAACAAAACGAAAATGGATAAGAAAGTAAAGCCACAATTAATAGAAGATAGAGTTTTATCGTTAGAGTACGAGCAAGAAAAAACAGAAAGACATTATTACGAGTTGAAGGAAAAAGTCGATATAGTTATGGATGATGTTACAGCCATAAAAAATGCTGTAATTGGTAATGATATGAATGGAAACAATGGAATGGTCCAGGAGATTAAAATCCAAAAAAATAAAATCTACAATTTAGAGGTTAAATGTATTAAATATGAATTATACTTTAAACAATTAGCAGTCGCAATCACTATGTTAACCGGTGCATTATTGACAGCTTTGATTAAAATTTTTTTATGATAACACAAGCTCAACTTATTGCTAAATATGGAACTCCAAATAAAGAGGGTAAAGGATATATTACTCAAATTACTTTGCCTTATCCAATGTATTATGATGGTAAAAAAGTAACAAAGATAAGTTGTCATAAATTAGTTGCGGATAAACTTTTGGCAATATTCAATGATATATTAGAGTTTTATGGCCAGGATGCAATTTGCGATTTGAAAATTGATGATTATGGCGGTTGCTTTAATTATCGTTTAATGCGTGGTGGCACTCAATTAAGTGTGCATAGTTGGGGTTGTGCTATTGACTTAAACCCAAGTCGTAATTTATTAAGAGAAACATCTAAAACAGCACGATTTGCACGTATAGAATATAAGCCAATGATTGATATATTTTATAAGCATGGCTTTGTAAGTTTAGGCCGAGAAAAGAATTTTGATTGGATGCACTTCGAGGTTAAAGATTAAATCTTATGGGTATAAAAGGGAATCAAAACGCAGCCACTTACAAAAAAGACATTGTATTGACTTTTATAAATAAGTTCCCAAATGCAACAACGATGGCTATTGCGAGATTGATTTATGATGAGCATAAATTAGACTTTAGTTCATTAGATACTGTAAGAACCAACGTAAGAAGATATAGAGGCGAAAATGGTAAAAATAGTTCACCTATTTCAAGAACCGGTGAACGTACTGAAACTCAAAAAAAACAATCTATGAGCAAAATTATTGATTTACCCGAAAGCGATTACGAAAAGTGTGAAGCCTTTATAATTCCAAAAGGACAAAACAATATTTTAATCTTAAGCGATATTCATTTCCCTTACCAGGACAATAAGGCACTTGAATTGGCGATTAATTACGGACTTGAAAACAAAGTCAATACCATATACTTAAATGGTGATATAGCAGACTTCTACCAATGCAGTAGATTTACAAAAGACAGACGATTAAGAGATATGGCGGGAGAGTTAGAAATGGTTAGGGAGTTTCTAAAAATGATGCAAGACTTATTTAAATGCCCTATTTATTATAAAATAGGAAATCACGAAAAAAGGTATGAAGATTATTTGATGATTAAAGCTCCGGAGTTATTAGGGATTGATGATTTTAAACTTGAACAACTTTTACGATTTAGAGAGTTTGGAGTTACGTTGGTTAAAGATAAACAAATGGCTTTAGCCGGAAAGCTTCCAATACTTCATGGCCATGAATGGTTTGGTGGATTTGCTCCGCCTGTTAATCCTGCGAGGGGTTTATTTATGAAAGCAAAAGAGAGCTGTTTAGTTGGTCATCACCATAGAACATCGGAACATACTGAAAAGAGTTTAAGCGGTGAAGTTACAACAACTTGGTCAACAGGATGCCTTTGCGGTTTAGAGCCTGAATATTCGCCTTATAACAATTATAATCATGGTTTTGCTCATGCTAAAATTGGAAGCGATGGTAATTACGAATTAAAAAATATTAGAATTATTAATTATAAAATTGTGTAAGATGGCCGATATTTCAAAATGCAACGATAGTTTATGTCCAAGTAAAGAATACTGCCATAGGTTTACAGCTCCAGCAGGAATATATCAAACTTGGGGATGTTTCAATCGTGAAGATGATGCTGATAATTGCGATATGTTTTGGCCTAATGATAAATGTAAGTATTGCCATAAGGTAGAGGGAGAACATAAGATGAGCTGTCCAACACGTAAAGTTCAAATCAATTTATAAGATGTATATTATTTTATACAAAAAGCAATATAATGTATATTATATACAACATTTTGTCCCAAATATTCATTAAATTAGAGACGAAATGTAATTTATAAGTTACTAATCGTTTAAAGATAAACCCTAAAAAATAGGGTTTTAATTTACATAAAAAGTAATAATATGACAACAAGCGAAAACAATAACGGAAATAACATTTTACTAATAGCTATTATATTGGCTTTATTAGGTGCAATATTTTTAACCTCTTGCGGATCACGAAAGGTAAACAAGTCTGAAACTAAAGAACAAGAGCAAAAAAGTGAAAAAATTACTCTTGAAACTGAAACGAGGGTAACAGACAACACTAAATTAATAGATACCTCAACAACAGATGAAATTGAGATTGTTCCGGTTGATAATACTTTACCTTTTACTATTGATGGTAAAGAGTATAAAAACGCTAAAATAAGACACTCAAAAAAGAAAAACAATATAAGTATCGCAAAAGATGTAAAAATCCAACACAACGCAAAAAAAGAGGGTATAGTGATGGTTAAAAGAAACAAAATAATAGAAGTAAAACAAACAGAGCGAAAAGAGTCTTATTGGTGGTTACTTTGGTTTTTGATTTTAATACCGATTTATTTTGCTTATAAAAAATATAAAGATATATAAACATTTTTGTTTATATTTGAAGCTTCATAATAATTTGGTTTAAGGTTGAATTCCCCTCTCACATAAATTGAGAGGGGTTTTTTTATTTAATCCTTTCAAATAACTCATCCAACATCATTTCATCAGCAGTACTATCAATCTTTAAAATGCTTTTATTTGCAAGTATAGATATTAGATATTTATGGCAATTCATCTTTGCCTTATCGCTTTGTGCTGTGCCTTTTCGATATATTTTAAAATCTTCATAGTGGCAAATTAAATTCTTGTAATCATTAGTTAATTGGTCGTGAGCAATGAAATGCTCTTTTGATAATAGGTAGTTCATAGTTATGGTTTTATAAATTTAAATATATGTTCTATTATTGGTAAAGTCCATCCATCACCAAGTAAACTTCCTGCTTTTGGAGTTGAAAGTATATCGCAATAATTATCGGGAAAACCTTGAAGTCTGCACATTTCAATTTTATTTACTGTTCTTACTTTTTCATTTTCTTTAATCAAAGTAATCATTCCTGTTGTTTCGTTTCTATGTAATAAATATTCTTGTTTTGCTTTTTCAGTTGCGCCACTACCGGTGTTTAAACAAGTATGTTTGTCAGTATCTACATAAATTTGAGGCACCCCAAATTTTTCTCTACTTTTAATTCCATTTTGAGTATGTTGAACTCTGCTAATGCTTTCCATTAAACAACCAGTTTTTATTTTTTCTACATATCCACTTGTAATAATATCTTTAAACATTATTCCTTTGTCTTTTGGTTGTGGAATATCAGTTATAATATCACCAAACATTCCATCTTGTTTAGTTCTTATGTTGCTCCAATAGTATCTATCTCTTAATTGAGCAGTAACTAAACTACTATTAATTCTAACTGGATAAACTCCTAAAGCCCTACTCATAATTCCAACATCTAATTTAGCTGCACTCCCTACATTTTCTTGAAGAAATAATACTTTAGGATTTAATGATTTTATATGTTCTAATATTTCTACAAAAACAAAAAATAAACTACTTCTACTTCCATTAATACCAGCTCTTTTACCAGCGGCAGATAAATCTTGACAAGGACTTCCACTTAATATTAAATCAATAGTACTCCAATCTATATTCCACTCTCTCCATTTTGTTACGTCTCCTACTTGAATAGTATCTGGAAAATGGTGTTGTGTTAATTCTATTGCATAAGGTTTAATTTCACTTGAATAATATTTATTTACTTTTATGCCAACATTTTCAAGAGCTTGTCTTCCGGTATTCATTCCGTTAAATAGTGATACTACATTCATATTTCGTTAAGTTTAGATTCGTAAATTGTATAAATTTCCTGATTCTCAAAATCAAAATGTAAATTATTTTGAGATAGCTGTTCTAAAAAAGACTGTATAATAAATAACTGATAAAAGCTATATCCTTTTTTCTCATTTGCGTTTCCGCAAATAAGTTTAGGTCTTAATTCATTGGAGTCAATTATTCTTCTTATAAATCCAAAATCTACATCGCAAAACTCTGCTATATTTCTAACTGTATAAATCATAATAAATAAGGTTCTATTTTTTCAAAAGGGAATGTTTCGTATTTTTCTTTATCAAGCCAAAAAATCGTTGTTAAATATCCGGAGTCTGTTAACTCAATACCGGATAATCTAAAAGGTCTTTTATTTTTACTCATGTAAAATTTAAATTTAAAGCTCCAATTTTTTTGTTCAATTATTTTTTTTTGCTTTTTTTCAAATGGATTGTCAATTTGTATCATATTTTTTTGTTTTAGTGTAAACCAGTGTAAACTAAGTTTACAGTATTAATATTGTCTTAACCCTTTATTTTATTGACTTTTTAAGCAAGTGTAAACTGTAAACTGTAAACCTGCATAAAAATATTTATTTTTTTATTTTTTATAAATTTATTTTTTTTGTTTTTTAGGGGTTTACAGTTTACACTCACTATAAAAACCTTGTGAGTACCAATAAAATCAATGCTTTACAACTGTAAACATAGTGTAAACTACTGTAAACCTAAAGTTTACACTAAAATTCCTACTTTTTTAAATATTTATAAATAGTTTGACGAGAAATACCTAATAATTCAGCAATCTTTGTACGGTTAAAATCCGGGTTTTCATCATAACATTTTTTAACAAAACTTTCATTATCAGTAGCAGTTGAAATATTTAATTTAATTTTTGATGTTTCAGCACTATCAATTTTTATTTTCTTAAATTGATTAATAAAATATTGAGCTAATAAATCAGCTTTTAAAATTGTTTCTTTACTTACATAAGTTTCTCGAATATCTTTAGAGTAAAACATACAATCTAAAAAATGTATAATCAAAGCAAACCTGGGAATATAAACTTTAATTTTTGCAATCATGCTTTTATTACTTTCTATTTCATCATCTGAATTTTGTAATGTAGAATAAGTATTAAATATCGCAATCCACGTTTTAAAGCCATCTGTTGACATTTTACAAATAAATGGTATAATGTTATCGTTTTCATCTTTTTTTATAAACTGCGCCACGCTATCGCTTATTTTAATAATGCTATCGCTCCACCATTCAGAGATATTTTCTTCTAAATCAGTTAATGAAAACTGCTCAAAAGTTATTTTTTCAGGATAACAAAATAAAAACCTATCAATAAAACCATTCGCTATATTTTCAGTAGTAAACTGCTCATCTAATATAGTTGGCTGAATACCGCCCATAACAGAAATAAAAGGTGAAGCGATATACAAATCAGGTCGTGATACTCTATTAACAATAATACTTTCATTGCTCCAAATAGATAGCCATTTTTGTTTATCAGATCCATCTCTATATTTATTCATATCTTTAAACCATCCATCGAGTTCATCCTTAAAAACTCCGATTGATTTATTGCTTTCATTATGTAAGTTTATTAATGCTTCAATAGTAGTATCTTCAGCAAGTATTTGTTTTTTTCGTGGTTTATCTATTGGCACTAATCCCGCCTGTTCTTTTTTTGTAGCTTCAATATAACGTTCATATTCTTTATATTTATTTAAATAATCTTCAATCTTCTTTTGATTAATCTTTTTTACAGGAGCTATTATAGGTTTTGTGCTTGGAGTTTTACCTAATCCGGCTCGACCAACTAAAGCAATAAATAAAATTGGGCTTTCTAACCATCCTTTTTTAGCTTCAATTTTTAATGAGTTACCAATTAATATAGAAGTCATCCAAAGCAAAGCGCCTGACATAAAATCTTCGTTTAACATCAAACGTTCTTTACAATGCAAAATATATTTTTCAACTACATCCGGAAATATCTCTAAAGGAAATTCAATAGATTTTATTTTTTCAGAAACAATCGGCACAACTTCTTTAACAAAACGTGATCCGTAACCTTGTTTATACAAATCTGAAGCTGCTGCCTTAAAATCATCACCATGATATTTTTTACAATAGACTAAAAAAGGAGTGTATATTTTTTCTGCATCATACATAGAACCTGTTGAATGCAAATACATAAATCCGTTATCTTTAAAAACATATCCTGAATGAGGTGAAGTAGCACCATTACGCTTAATAACATATTTTTTTGAATGATTACCTACTATTGTAAAACTATCGCTTATAAGGTCTAAAATTGATGTTTTCTGATTATAATCTTCCCATGGAGTTAACTGACCTATATTGTAAACCTTATTATCTTTTTTTGGCTCAATAGGTATTTCTTCAATATAATTATACATTTTTGAAAAGCTCCAAACTATTTCCCTGTCTTGATCAGAAATGTAACTTATCCCTAAATAATCATTTTTAGATACTTTATTATTTTCATAAATAAAAACATAACCAAATTTGCCTCGAGTTTCTATAATGGCTTCATTATGGCCTTTCAACTTGGCTATCTTTGTGTTTTTATCAACTCTTTTTGATTTGTACAAAATATGATAACCATCATTCATAGTTTTGTAAATAACAAACTTATCTTCAAAGTCTAAAATGTTATCTTTTAAATAACCTAAATATTCATTCCAAAAGTCTGTTTTTTCTTTTGCTGTTGAAAATACTTTTAAATCAATATCAATAACTTCTAAATCTTCAAAACCTGTTATTATACCAACGTTTTTAGTTCCTTTTATTTCTGTTATAACACCATCCGAATCAGTAAAAGTTTTACCTCCTGAATATTGATAATTAGTTAAGAATTGTTCTTTAGTTAGCTTTTGAGTTTGTAACTTCTTCCATCCGAAGTTAGGTATTTTGTCATCTCCTACTGTAAGCAGTGAGAATTTATCAAGAAGTTTTAAGTAATACATAATTTATATAAAAAATCCTATCAGTTTGGTAGTGGAGTACCGCCCTGATAGGACTGTTAAAGTGCTTTAATTTGTAATAATGCTCCACCATTAATACAATTACAAATCTAATAAAATTTATCAAACCATTCTATAAAGTCATCAAAAGTTTTAACAATAATGTATATTCCTAATGATTTTTCTATTGATAATTGATATTCCTTTTGTGCATCAGACTGCCTATCTTTTGCCCATTTAATCTCAATCTTAACTGAATGGCCTTTAATAGTTGCTGAAATATCCGCAGTTCCTTTTGTGCTTGTTCCTGGAGTCCAAACTCCGCTTCCAATAGTGCGAACTCGGCCTATTACATCTGTTATTTGCTTCTTACCATCTCGGTATTGACCTTGTGAACTAATACGCTCCGCCTGGCAATTACTCATATTTAAAAAATCAATTACTAATCGAGTTAAATCATTAGCTCCGGCTTCTTTTAAGTTTGGAGGCGGGATGGTATTTTCACGACCTATAAACGATGGATAACGTGTTAGTTTATCATCAATAAATAGTTTGGTATAACGTGCTTTGTTTTGTTTGTTCATATTATTTATATTCTTTATTAAAAATGTAATTAAACTTATTTTGCATAATCTGAAAAAAATTTGATTTAGTTACTTCTTTATTGTCATAAAACTTAATTAAAACAGGCTCTAAAAGATATTGTAATTCCCTTGCCTTATCTTGTATTTCTTTTGTTTGCTTTGTTGGTGTCATTACTGGCTCATCTATTTCCTGAACCAGTAAATCCACTAAAACAAATATCTTTGCTAATTTCTTTTGCATTAAAATAAAGTTAATGTTGTACTTTTTTCTTCTACTATTGATTTATGATTATTTTCATTAATTTTAAAATAACTTTCTTTAAGTTCAATACTTATTGATTTTCTACCCATTTTTATAGCTGTAAATCCTTCACTTCCAATACCACCAAAAGGACTAAAAACCGTTTCGCCTTCATTAGAATATAAATGTAATATTCGTTCAATGGTATCTAATTGCAATGGGCATATATGTTTTTCATCATTACCATCTCTACCTGATCTATATTGTAATGTTCTTGAATAATCAATATCATACCAAACTGGAGAAGCATATTTTTGCCATAAATCAACAGGTAAATAATCACCTTTATTACTGTCTTTATCTTGATGAGTTATTGGAGTTTCATTTTCTCCTTCGTTTCTAAAAAATAATACATAATCAGGAATACCTACTCTTGACATTATACTATCTTTTTTTATTGTTTTGTGAAGCAAACCTAATGCTTTTGTTCTTTGCATTTCTGTCACTGGATTTTTCCATAAAGTAACTTTAGAATGATAAATAAATCCTTCCTGCTGAAACCAATCAATTAACATTCCGCTAAAATCACGCAAACCAATATATCCTTCTTTACCTTTTTGTATTGGTAAATCCATACAATGTATAGCACACATTCTGCCGCTTTTTAGAACTCTTTTTAATTCAGGAACTAAATATCTAAAATGTTTTTCAAATTGCTTATAATCGCTTACATTTCCCATATCCTCCTCTTTATCTGAATAAACATATAATTCTGCAAAAGGCGGACTAAATACAATAATATCGGCACAATTATCAGGTAGCTTTGCTGTTTCTTGTACACAATCACCATTTATTAAATGGTAGTTTTCTGTTTTGATTTCTTTATTCATAATTTTTACTTTAGATTTTGCTGTTTTATAATTAGTTTCTGCGCTATACATAGCCATTTCTTTAATACGCTCAAAGTGTTGTTTTTCTTTTTCTAAAATAGTGCTTCTTACATTTGTTTGACTTTCAGGAATAAGAATATGAACAGTTACTTTTTTCTTTTGACCAAAACGATAGCATCTTCTTACAGCTTGATAAAATGCCTCAAACTTAAAATCATAACTCATAAAAACCATTTGATTACATTGCTGATAATTCATTCCAAAAGAAGCAATAGAAGTCTTTGTTATAAGTGTTTTAAATTCATTATTAGCAAAGCCATTTAAATATTTAGCTTTATAATCAGGACTATCAGAACCTTGAACATTTACACTATTTGATAATAGTCTTGAAAGTGTATCAGTTTCATTATTTTTTAATCCCCAAACAATCCATTGATTATCATTTGAAGTAACTAATTCAATAGTTTTGGCAATTCTTAAATCAAAGCTTCTATTTAAATCCTTATGTAAATCAGTTGCTGAAACAGCAACATCTCCAAATAAAGATTGAGTTAAATTTTCAACAGGGATAATATGTTCAACATATTCTATTTCAGGAAGTGAATATCCATCTCCACAAAAACCTAAAGTTTTAGGACTGTCAATCGCTATACTCCAACTTGATACATATTTCCAAAAGTTATCTTTAGCGTGTTTTCTTAATCTCCATTTTGATGTTTCTCCGCCATCATGTACAAAAAACATCGCTAACATTTCTAAATAACTCATTCCTCCTAAAAATTCAGAATGTTGACCTAACTCCATATGATCATTTGGCGATGGCGTAGCTGTGCAACAAAGTTTATATGGAGTATATTTAAATAATTCTATAATAAGGCTTGATGTTTTACCATCTCTACCTTTTAAAATAGAACTTTCATCTAAAACAACTCCAGAATAAATAGAAGTATCTATATTTTTTAATTGCTCATAATTATCAATATCAAAAAAATCTAAATCAATACCAAATTTAATTGATTCATTTTTTGTTTGTTGAATAATAGCCAATGGCGCTAATATTAAAACTTTCTTTTTTGTCTTAATAGATACTTGTTTTGACCATTCTAATTGGCAAAATGTTTTACCTAATCCGCAATCAAAGAATAATGCAAACTTGCCCTTAAACAAAGCAGTTTTTATTCCAAACTTTTGAAAATCTTTTAATGCAGGATTTAATTTGTTTTCTGAAATTTCAAATCCACTTTCAATAAATGTTTTTCTTTTACTTTCTAAAAATTCATTATAGTTTTTCATAATATATTTTGGTTAAATTAAACCGCTTTTGGTAGCAAAAATTAATTTACTACCGCAGCGGTTGTTAATAATATTAAAATGGTAAATCATCCTCAACAACAGGTTTAGGACTGATAACCTCTGCCTGATGCACTTGTACATTATCAGCGTTCCAAACGGTTGTAAATCCTTCGC